ACGTCGGCATGTCAATCCCGCTTTCTGATGGTGGGCCTGACGACGGCGCGCTCCGTCATCAAGCCCTGGACGATCCCTGGCAGGGTGCCATCGCGATTACCCCGCCGTCGGGTGGGAGGGGGCGCCCGCTCTGGCGCCCCCGGTCAGTGTCACGGCCCCGGCGGCGTCGGCGGCGCCACGATGTCCGTGATGAGATAGCCGAGGTCCGGCGCGGTGATGACCTCCGCCAGGGACTCGCCGACGCGGACGCGCACGCCGCCGCGCATCCCGATGTCGTTGTCGGGGATGCTGCCGGCGATCCGCATGCCCCACTGCGCGCTGAACCCGAACGTGGTGCCGTTCTGGGTCGTGGCCAGCGGGTTGCTGTAGATCAGCGCCAGGGCGTTGCCCCACACGCGCTGCAGGTTCGGCGGATGGCCCTTCCGCGCGACGTTGACCCAGCCCTCGCCGATGAGGATCTGATCCAGCTCGAACAGCTGGGCCAGGAAGGTGAGGGGCACGATGCCGGAGTCGCCCGCCGTCCCGTTGAACGCGTTCACGATCTTCGGGTGCCGCGTGAGCGTGCTGGCGACGACGCGCCCCATGACCAGCTTGTTGCCGCGCATGATCATGGAATCCAGCGCCCCCTGGATGACCCCGATCGGATCGGAGTGCTCGAAGTCGCTGAAGCACTCCTCGTCCTCGAGGGAGTCCTTGTTGTTGGTGCCGTAGTTGGCCGGGTCGAACACCTTGGCCGCCACCCGCACCTCGCGATCGAGCGCGATCAGGTCGGTGAGGTATTCGGTGCTCCTGCCCAACGGGTCGCCGAGCGCGGGGTTGTTCCGCGCGTTCTCGATGTCAGCGTTCGGCACCGGATCGTCGAGCGCGTGGTCCCGGGTGCTGTCCGCGACCTCCTCGCCCGTGAATTCGACCTTGTTGGGCTGGGACGTCCGTCCCACCCGCGTGTCGGGGACGGTGAAGCCGTTCTCGACCGCCAGCTTGAAGTACTTGAACTCCTGCGCGCCCACGGTGGTGCGCGGCAGGACGTCGTCCGCGATCAGCCGCTTGTTGCGGTACGCGATCGTGATGGCGGTCAGATACGGCACAATCGGAAACGGTGCGTGTCCCATCGGCGTGATGTAGGGTGGTGATGCCATCGGTTCTCTCTCTCCCTTCGCTGCTCTCACTCAGGTTGAGCAGGCGCCCGAAGGCGCCTGCTCTCGCACGTGGCCGGCGCCTCGTTAGACCCCGGGGTCCTCTGCCGCGGGCGTCGTGATCAGCCCCGGCAGCACGAGGACATCGATCACGTCACCGACGATTCCGTCCTCGACAGCCATCGCGATCACGCGGCCGGACACGCCCGCGGGTGGCCCGGCGAGCAGCCCCTGCCCAGATGGACCGGCGGCGATGAAATCTCCGACCCCGACCGGGCCGGCCAATTTCAGCGGCGTGATGCCGCTCAACACGACGTCAATCGGCTGGCCGGCCTTGCTGCCGACGATCGTGGTGATGCCGATCGGCTTGGCATCACCGCTAACAGCCGCTGTGACGGTCCCGGCCCCTGCCCCGCGCGCGACGATGACCAACGCGGCGGTGTCGATCTCCGCGTCGTAGTTCTTGATGATCGGCTGTCCCATAGTCCTTTCCCTCCGCTCCTTCTTGAGTTCTAGATTCCCGAGGTCTCCCGCGGCCATAGGCCTCGGGCTACTTCTGCTGCGCCATCACGTGCGCCACGGCGTCCGTGGTCGAGATGACGTTGCCGACCTTCGCCTGCTCGACCTGGTACTGACGCGCCAGCTGCGCGACCTTGGCCGGGTCGGCATCCTTCGTCTTGGTGTCGGCCTGCGTGCCCTCGGACGCCGGCGCCGGCTTCGGCGCATCCGTCTTCAGGTCCGTGGCCACCTGCGCCAGCTTCCCCTTCTCGGCCGCCAGGATGCGCTGCGCGGCCTCCGGTCCGGTGGTCTTGCCATCGGCCTTCAGCTCCGCGATCAGCTTCTCGTGGCCCGGCATGGCGTTCGCTTCGACCGCCAGGATCCGGTCCCGCTCCGTCTTCGCCGCGGCCTGCACCTTGGCGTCGACGTCGGTCTGCGCCGCCGTCTTCCCCGCCGCGTTCCCCTTCGCCTCCGCCGCCGTGACCGCCGCGGTCACCGCCGCGTCGACGGCTTCCTGGGTCGCGCACGCGGCGCCCAGAATGAGCACCTTGTCCATGTGACTGTCTCCCTTCAAACCGGGCGCGGGCGCGCCCACGGTGTTGGCCCCAGCCGCGCGCTGTTTCAGCAGCGCCACAACCGCGGGCACGGTCGCTACGTCGTCCACGAGGCCGGCGGTGATCGCCTTCCGTCCCAGGAACACGCGACCATCCGCCATGTCCTTGAGCACGGTCTCCGGATCGCTGCCGCGGTTCGCCGCCACTTCGTTCACGAACACGGTGTAAATGTGGTCCGTCACCTCCTTGATCGCATCAAAGCCTTCGCGGGTCAGCGGCGCGTGCTCGCTCGCGATGCGCTTGTAGGCGCCCGACGTGATCTCCGTCACTTTCAGGCCGGCCCGTCGCTCGGCCTCGCTGCGGTCGACGTGGGCGGCCACGACGCCGATGCTCCCGACCACGGTGGTGTCGTCCGTGATGAAGAGGTTGCCCTTGCCGACGGCGCTGCCAATCCAGTACGCGCCGCTCGCCATTCGCCCGTCGGCGATCGCGGCCATGGGCTTCTGCGTCGCCGCGTTACGGACCACCTGCGCGGCGGCCTGCGTGCCGTCCACGGTGCCGCCCGGCGAGTCAATCACGAGCAGCAGACTCTTCACGCCCTCGTCGGCCAGGGCCGCCTGAATGTCCCGCTGCAGCAGCTGCGTGCTCACCCCGCCGCTGATGCGCGTGAACAGATTCGCGCGCTTGGTGATGACGCCTTCAATCGGGATGGTTGCCACGCCGTCCTCGACGGTGTACCCCTGGGGCTCGTTCTTGAGCGGCTTGCCCAGCGAGGCTTCAAGGGCGTCGAGGTCGACCGTCTCCCCGCGGAGGTGCCGGTCGTAGATCTCGCAGATGGTGCGGAGCGACTCGGGCGTGATCGCCCAGGGGCTCGTGAGCACGTCCAGCGCGTTCATGCGTTGCCGCTCCCTTCGTTCTCGAGGTCGCCCTTTTCCTGGTCGCTGCCGCCGTCGTTCGGCGGCTGGGGGTCCGGCGCCTGGCTACCCGCCGCGCCCGCTGCTGGTGTCGCTGGCGCCACGCCTTCCAGGCCGTCACGCTGGCGCATCTGCTTCTCGCGCACCTGCTGCGCGTGCACCTCTTCCCAGACCTGGCCGGTGAGTTCCATCGTCTCTTTCGCCAGCGAGGACACGCCCATGTCCACGCGCGCCTGGGCGGCGTTGACTTCCTTGAGGGGATCCACGCTGCCGGCCGCGTCGCCAATCCACTCGGCGCCGAGATAGGCCCGGCGGAGGCCGGGATCCGCGAAATATCCGGGCGCGGCCACGCGCCCGATCGCGACCGCTTCGTCCATCCAGGCTTCATAGGACGGCTGGCAGAAGCCGGCCGCCAGCCACTGACGCCGCCAGGTGTAGAACTTCCACGCCTCGAGGAGCGCCGCGCGCGCGGCCGAGTAGCTGGCGGTGAAGTGCTTCACCAGGACTTCGAAGGGCAACCCGAGGGCGACGCCGATCTGCCGGAGCACGGCCTGCACGAAGGGCTCGAAGGCCGTATTCGGCCGGTTCGGGTTGGCGAACTGCACGTCATCGCCGTCCGCCAAATCCAAGATCGCGCCGTTGCCCAAGGCCAATGGTCGGTCGCTGCAGGTGCTCGGCACGCCGGGCGCGACCGTGCCGGCGATCGTCGCCGCCGCCGCCTGCGAGACGTTCAGCCCCTCGCCGTTCGGCGTCTTCACGAACACGGTAAACAGGCTGCTCACCACGGCCGCCATGATCTCGGCCTCGGTGTAGCGCCCGAGCTGTTTCAAGTGCTCAATCACCGGGGCCAGATAGGGCACGCCACGGCTCTGGTCCGGCCGCAAGCGGTCGAAGAGGTGGAGCACGTTCTGACGCCCCGTCTTCTCGCCGAAGGCCGCGTACCGGTCGGTGACGTAGTCGGTGAGCCCCGTCAGGCTGCCCGGGTGCTCACGCAGGATGTGGTAGGCGACGGGCGCGCCGACGGTATCCTTCTCGACGCCGGCCCAGAGGCGGTTCGTCGAGCCGCTGATCACGTACCCGTCCGGCCAGCTGTTCGGATTCGCGACCCGATCGGCTTCGATGATCTGGACGCGCAGGGCATAGGGCATCCCCGGCGCCGGCAGCATCGGCAATACCGCGAAGACGTCACCGGATTCGAGGGCACTGCGAAACGCCAGATTCTGGAGGCCGTAGAAATTCTGCGTGCGGGTCACGTCGCACAAGGGGGTTTCCGCCCAGACCCGGAATTCGCGTTCCGTCGTCGCCGCCCACTCGGCGGCCTGCTCAGGCGTCATCCCGAGCGCCTTGGCGTCGGGCTTCGCCTGCAGCGCCAGCCCCGTGCCCACGACGTTCTGGACGACCGTCCCCACCGCCCCCGTCGCCAACGGTTCATTCCGCAACAGGTCCCGGCTGCGATCGCGGAGCACCGGGATGTCGGGGAGGGTGTCGCTGTCGGCGCTGCCCTGCCAGGTCGTTGCCCATCCGGCCGTCGTGCGGCGATCGAGCTTCGCGCCTTGGTAGCCGCCGTAGCCGCCCCCGAGCCACCCACTCGCGATCGCCTGGACGGCCCGCGCGCGCATCCGCACGGCGCCGCGCGCCGGGTCGAAGTAGTTGACCAGGCGGTCCATCAGGTTGGGCTTGAGCGACTCGGCAACGGCCGCGCGGAGATCCCCGCTCATAGCGGCACCACGTAGCGCAGGCGGATCCCGCCACGGTCCAGCCGCTTGCACTGTTTGTCCCAATAGTCGATGTTGAGCCGGATCTGCTCGGCGTCAGCGCGCGTGTAAGTGCGCCCCTGGTAGGTCCAGGCCTGGTTCGCGGCGACCTTCGCGTCCGCCTCGAGCCACAGCGCCAGTTGCGTTTCCGCGTGTTCCAGGGTCAACCCAGCCATGATGCCGGGCACAGTAACGCGTCAGGCGGCTCCCTGGGAATGTCACCTTTTACCCGACATGTGCGCGCATCCGCGCGCGCAGCGGGTCGAGCGCAGGGCTTAGAGCTTGATGCCTTCCGAGATGATGCGATGGCCCGCAGGGCGCGGAGGCGGCGCCGCCGCGGCGGTCGAGGACTGCCCCTGGCTGCTCTTCCCGGCCTGGTGCACGAGCTCGAGCAGCCGATCGAGGCCGCGGTAGCCCACGGGATCGATGAAGTTCTGGAGGATGAAGAGCCCGCCGTGGGCGTACACGGTCAGGTCCAGGGTTTCATTTCTGGCGTGGGTGCTCACGTAGTGTTGGTACATGCGCCGCGTGCGCCGGTTGCGCTCCGTGATCTTCTTCTCGCTCGTGAGCTGGTTCAGATACTCCTCGGTGACCCAGTCGGGCAGATGATGGTACCCGGGCCGCGGCCTCCCGTCCGGCGAGGGCGGGATGCCGAGGCGGGAGAAGATACGATCCTTGGCGGCCACGGTCGCGATGTTCCACAAGCGGATCGTCTCTTTCTTCGCGGTGCCCTGCGACGCGAGCCCCGGCCGCGACAGAAACTCCACGCCCTTGCAGGCGTAGATCCGCCGTTGGGGAATCTGCCGCGGCAGCACGTACTCATAGACCGCGTCCGTCTGGTCCCCTGAGTCCACGAGGCAGATCGCCGGCCGGAGAATCGCGCCCGACTCGTGGCGCCATTCGCGCAACAAAAACTTATCCAGTTCGGCCCACACGCTGATCCCCGTATTCGGATCGACGGCCACGCCCGCGTCGCCCCAGAACACTTCATACGCGATCAGCCAGCTCTCTTCCCCTGGACCGAAGCCGGTCACCTGGGCCTCGATGCGTCCGCCGCCGGCCGCCTGCACGTCGGCGGTGGCCACGAGGACGCAACAGCGGTCGGGCACGACGTAGTTCTGCCAGTGCTGCGCCACGCTGGCGCCGGCGGGCGCGAGCGGGTATTTCTCGAGGCGAGCCAGCAGGGCGTGCGCGTCGAGCTTGTCGGTGCCGCCTTCGTCCCAGGCCTCGCCGAGCCGCAGGTTGATGAAGGCTTTCAGTTTCTCGGGGTTGTCCTGGGCCTCGTGCCATTCCTGCGCGAGTGCGCTCCAGACGCTGCTTTTCCACGGCGAGTAGAGCGCGTTGATCGCGAAGCCCGCCACGATGTAGCCCTCGACGTCGCGCCGATCGGGGAAGCGCGCGCGCCACTCCCCCGCGTCGAGCATCTGCTGCTTGAACTTCTCGTCAATCCCCTGCTCACATTTCGCGCAGTGGTACCGGATCGTCCCCGGCACCGGCGCGCCCTGCGCGTCCTTGTCCCAGCGCAGGCGGTAGGCGCCCGTCCCAAAGATGCCCTGGTATGTCGGCGCGTCCTCAGGGTTGAGAAATTCGCCGAGATCGCGCCACACCAGCGGCTGCATGAACCCGCAGTGCGGACACGGTACCCAGTAGAACCGCTGATCGGAGCGGAGAAATGCGTTATCCGATTCACTCAGGCCTTTCGGCTTCGCCGGCGTGCCCCCGAGCAGGATTTTCGCGTCTTCGTAGGTGTCCGTCCGGCGCCTGGCGATCTCGATGGGGCTACCCTCGCCGTCGACGTCGAGATCGTAGCCGTCGATCTCATCGCAGATCAGCACCCGAATCGGATCCGATCGCAGGGTCTTGGCGGCGCTCGCGAATGCGAAGCGCAGAAACCCGCCGTCGAATTCCTTGAGCAGCAGCGTGTTCCCGGCCTTACGCGCGTTGGCCGGCCGGATCTTCCGCGCCAGCGCCGGGCAGTCCGCGATGAGCGGGGCAATCCGCTTCTTCGAGTACTCCTCGGCCGAGGTTTTCGAGGGCTGCACAAACAGGATGGGGCTGGGATCCGCGTCGATGTAGTAGCCGGCGATCGCATTGAGCATCGCCGACCACCCGACCTGCGTGCTCTTCCGGAAAATCACCTCGCGCACGAGCGGATCCCAGAGCGCGTCGAAGATGCCGCCCTGGTAGGACTCGGTTCGCCACTCCCCGGGCCGACTACTGGTGCCCTTTCGGAGGGTGAGGTTTCTTTCGGCCCACTCGCCGATTCGGACGTCGGGTGGCGGCGCGAGCAGCGCGGCGAGTTCGAAGTCTGCGCGCTCGAGCGCGGCCTGCGCCTCCGGCGTCAGGTCCGCCCACGCCGCCGCCTGCACCAGGAACCCCGCCGGATACTGGTCCGTCGACGGTCCCAGCGCGGCGCTCTTCATCACGACCGCTTGGTCCATGTATCAGGTGCTCCCCCCGCGCCAGGCTCGCCAGGATCTCGCAGACCGCCTTGTGCAGGCGCAGTCGCAGCTCCGCACGCTCGAGCCCTTCGAGCCGCGGCGCGATCTTCGTCGCCAGGCCGAGGAAGTTCTGGCGCACCGGATTGAACTGCTCGGCCACGTGCCGGCGGTAGGTGTCGATCGGGATGAGTTGCCCGCGCTTTTCCGCCAGCTCTAGTTCTTTCGTGTCCGCGGTGGCTCGCCGTTCCCGCGTCTGCTCATATTCCAGATCGCCGGCCCGGTCCGTTGCGTCTTTCACGGCCGCTTGAAGGCGAGCTCCGTACCATCGCCAGCAGGCCATGCCCGGGTAGGTCCCGTGGCCGGCTTTCGGCATCCCTTCCTTGGCGTAGAGCTGCACCTGGCGCTCCGAGCACCCGAATTCCAGGGCGATCCGCCCCACGTCGACCATCAGATCCTCTGCCGCCGGAGCCATGCGTTGATCCGAAACCGAAACGACTTGTTTTGTCCGTTTGTGTTGCCCACCCCCGGAGTCGCCGTCACCCGCGACGCTCACACCCGCTGGGAGGACCCGCTCGCTCGACCTCTGGGGCTCTGGCCTCCGTGGCCGACGTCACCCGCCGCGCCCAACTGCCGCGTTCTCGTGCGCCTCTCATTCATGTCCTGCCTGCGTTCGCGTGCACGGTAGCCCCTGCGCGTACTCGCCGTCAATGTTCATCTAACTAGATAGACAGCCATGCACATGAAAGGCGCCCTCACTCTGAATAGATCGGGCGCTCTTCATTGTGCTGGCGTTCGTGCGTTCTCATCGACCAGGGTTCGCTTTGCCTCGTTCTCTGCCGCGTCACGATGGAGCGCGTCGACCCGGGCACGGTTGATCGTTCTGTCGATCTGCGAGGCAACGTCATCGGGCACGGTCCACAGGCGACGTGCGCCTTTGCATTGGAGTGGTTCAGGCAATGGGCGCACGTCGGCGAGTAGCCAGGCGAATCGACCTCCCGTGTAGTCGCCGAAGGCTGCCTCTTGCTCCGTGAGCGTAAAGGCGACAGGTGAACCCAGGTAGGACAGGGCACCACGCCCCACGTAGTTCAACACGTCACCTGTGGGGCAGACGTCCACGAGTCGCGCGATCGCAACGATCGCACCACGTGGCATCAGGAACCGTTCTTCAGAGAGTCCCAATTCAGCGTCTGGGTAGAGTGCGCCGCCCTTGTAGAGCACATCCCGAAAGGGCGGATCGAAGCAGAGCGCGCGGCAGTCGCGCGGGAATCCCTTCGCCGCGTGGATGGCGATCAGTCCCCGGTGGGGCGTTGACCAGGAGCGGGTTTCAATCCGTTTCTGCCCGATCGCCACGAGTGTGGCCCACGGTTGCGTCAGTGTCAGCGCCTTCAGCGTGCTCATGCGATTGGCTCCTTTCGGCGCGGCGCGCCGCGCTTCTGTGAATCCGCCGCCCCTCTGATGATGACAACGCGCCAGGGGCTCTATGGGTGCGGCGTTCGCTCTGTCGCCGCCTCCGCCAGCCTGGCTCGGCATGCGGCGAGGTCGGACTCCAGTGCTCTCATCGGATGATGTGAACACGTTCGGATGTGGTCTGTGAGCGCCCCATCCCCTCGCCTCGGGGTACCGGCCGGGTAGGTCTGCCCGCAATAGGCACAGGTCACCTCGGTCGACCGAGCCAATAGGTCGTTGTATCGCTTGGCCGCGTCCTCCCCAAATCGTCGCGCCTCATCCCGTTTGGACTCGACCTGCTCGGCGCGAATGCCCAGCAACCGCACGCCCTCGGGTAGCGAGACGTTCTCGCTCTTGAACGTTCGCAGCGTCTCCCCGATGACCAGCGCCTGCTGCACGAGGCGTTCCGTGTCCACCCGCTCGGCGGCACCGTTCCACTGGCGGATTCGCCCACACTTCCGGCACGTGAGGTAGTCGCTACCACCTCGCAGGTAGTCGTGACCGTAGCGCAGGCCACACCAGAGCTTCCGCAGCCAGCCCAAACCAGCCATCACTTCTCCTTGTCCTGCCCCTCGACAGGGGACAGCGGCTCGCCGAGAAACACCGATCCCTCATCTGGATAGTCGCTGTCGAAGACGTAGAGTCCCTCACCGCTGTGGGCCCCTGCTCCGCATTTAATGACGGTGACGGTGGCATCGGGCTCGCTGTCGTCCTTGTCGATGAAGACCTTGACCGCATCGACTAGCCGCTCAATCTCGAGCAGGGTGAAGTCGATTTGCGCCGCTGGCTTGTCAACCACGGTCTCTCTCCTTTCTGGGCGCAGCGCCCCCGTCACATGGATGAACCTATCCGTTCACCGCTTTCAACGCGCGCGTCGCCCGCTGCGAGCGTGAGGCTTCCGATTCGGCGCCCGCGTCGATCGGCAGGAAGTTGGTGCTGCGCACGGCGCCCGTCACCTTCAGGAAGTCGACCTCGACCTTCGCCGAGTCCACGATCACCTTCGCGACGGTGGCCACCGTCCGCGCGCGATCGAGGTCCATCGGCGTCTCCGGGTCCTTCAAGGCCTCGAGCGTTTCGAAGAGGTGGTTACACAGATCGTCGATCTTGTTCTTCATGCGCGGATCTCCTCCGGATCGAGTTCTTCAACGCACCCAGCAGCTGGATGGTCCGCGCCAGCGGCTTCGGCAAGTTGTGCATCGTGTTCCGCGCCATCAGGGCGCGACGGGTAATCAGTTCGAGATTGTCGAGGCGAATGTCGCCCTTGTCGCCGTTGCGGAAGGCGAGCGCGTGCCCACTCGGCATCGGTCCATGGACCGACTCCCACAGGACCAGATGGACGGCACGCCAGCGCCGCTGGCGCGGCAAGCCGTCATTGATCTTCCGTTCAAGATAGCCGTCCTTGCTCACCCGTTCGGTGCCATTCGGCGTCCACCGTTTCAGGGCCACGCCGTGACGCTCGCCGCGCTTGAACTGCGTCTCGCGCATCCGGCCGCGAAACCATCCCGGACGGCGGAGGCCTTTGTTGGCTGGCGCGTGGCCCTTCGGAAACCGCGTCCTGGCGCCGACCTGGTCGCCCCGCCGAAGCCGGCACGCGTGCGGTCCCGCGAGGTAGGCCGCGCTCTTCGTCAGCCCGAGCGATCGGGCCCGGTGGTAGGTGGCCGTCAGCGACCGTCGCAGGCGCCCGGCCAGCGCGCGCGTGGGCGTGTTCGGGTAGGCGAGGCGCAGGCTCTCGTCGTCCTCGGCACTCCACAGCCGTTTGCCCGCGCGGAATCGGTCAGGCACGCCGACGCCCCTTGCCCTTCTTGCCGCTCGCCGTCTTCGCGGGCTTCTTTCCCGCCGATTTCCTCACCGGCGCCGGCTTCTCGTTTTCGACACAGGAGGTGCAGAGCGTTCGGCCGGCGTCGGCCCATCCGCATCCCTCGGGACACGGGTCGTGTTCGGTGCACCCGCAGACGCGGCAGGTCCCGGGCTTCGGTTTGGCGGCCTTGCCTCCCGTCTTCGCGCGCGTGACCGTCTTCCCTGGCTTCGCGGCCGCGAGCTTCTTGCTGGCCTTCTCCTCAGCCGCGGCCCGGAGCGGCCGCTCGATCGCTTTCACGTCAACCTTCAGCCGCGCCGCGGCCGCCAACAGCGCCTTCCGGCTGCCGCCGTCGGCGCCGGCGTAGGCGTAGTAGGCCACCGTCGCGTCCGGTCCGAGGGTCGCCGCGACCAGCAGCTGCGCGATCTCCCGCTCCGGCGCCTCCGCCAGTCGCTTCAGCGCGACACCTCGGTAGTCGAGGCTTCCCAAGGTCTTCTTCGGCAGCACCCAGCCGAGCGCCGCCCAGACCGCCTTCCAGTCGTCGTGCGTGACGCGCTTGGCCATGGCGATCGCGACCTCACGGAAGTCGAGGTCCTTGAGCTTGCCCGTGGCCGCCACAATCGCCGTCAGGATGGCCCGCCGGATCTTGGTCTCGAGTTCGGCGGCGCGCGCCTTGGCCTTCTCGCCGGTGTTTCGCCGCTGGCTGGACGCCGCGTTCTGCCGTTCCCATTTCTCCGCGTGTACCTCGCAGGCCTTCCCGGCCGTGCAGATCGTTTTGACCGAGCCGATCGGCCCTCGGTCGCTGTCGACCACGACGGCCTGGACGGTGTGCGGGCACTTCTTCTTGGCGGCATCGCGGTACTGTTCGCGGACAAGCACGCCGCCGAGCTTCTTCTTGTCCTGGGGACTGAGGTAGTAGCGCTCCGAGATCCGCGCGGCCGTCGACCCGTCTGCCTCGAGCGTCGCCAGCGTGCGGTCCAGATGGGCCTGCAGCTTCGCGTGGTAGCAGTTCGGGTCGGTGCAGGTATCGCCCTTCGCGACGTCGGGGAAGAGCGCCGGCGCATTCCCCGTGCGCTTCGGGCAGGTCCGGCAGGCGCCGGCCGCCGGCACCAGCGTGTCGTCATCCTTCTTGAACGGCGCCGCGTGCAGGTCCAGCTGCAGGTGGTCGTTGATCCATGCGGCCAGGTCCCTGACCGATCGCGCGTGGCGCTGGCCCTCCTTGGTCGGATCGCCGTAGTTGTGGAGGAAGCATTGCTCGAGGGCCGCCTTCTGGTCCGCCGGCTGCAGCCTGGCGAGCAGGATCGCGTGCGCGGCGGTCAGTTCATTCGAGAGGAAGGCCTTCCGGGCCGCCGGGCCGAGGTCGATCAGCTTGAGGCGCTGGTAGACGTAGGTCACGCTCTTGCCCACCTTGGCGGCGATCGCCTCGACCTCGTAGTGCGCCCGATCCATCAGCGCCCGGTAGCCGTTGGCTTCCTCGAGCGGATGCACGTCCTGGCGTTGGAGGTTGTCGATCACCATGAGCTCCAGCGCCTGCGTGTCGTCGAGGGTGCGGACGGTCACGGGCACCTCGGTCAGGCCGGCGGCCTCCGCGGCCCGGCGCCGGCGGTGGCCCGCGATGATCTCGTGGTGCCCGTCGACGGGCCGCACGAGCAGCGGGTTGAGGACGCCGTTGGCCTTGATGCTCGCCGTCAGATCCGCCAGGGCTCCGACGTCGTAGTGCTGCCGGGGGTTGAGCGGCGATTCCTTGAGCGACGTGATCGGCAATGTCGACGTTTCATGTTCCACCGAGGACTCCTTTCATGTTCGAGCCCGCGCCGGCGGACGCGATCGCCGCCGGGTCCAATTTTCTGACGGCGTACCGACTCGTGATGACGCGGTGGCCGTCGTTGAATTCCACCAGCACGCTGTTCATGCGGCCGTGCGCGAGCACCCGACAGGCTTGCCCGTTCCGCTCGGGCAGCCTCTTCCGCCACATCCACCGGTGCGTCACGCCGTCCGCCGTTCTTTCTGGATCCAGTGACGGGGCTTGGTCGCCTTCAACCTCTCGAGCTGGAGCCTGAGACGCAGCGCCTTCCGGGTGTAGCGCTCGGCCCGGTCCGCGCGGCCGTTCCTGATGGCGCGCATCAGGCAGTACGTCGCGTTGTCGGCGAGGCGGCCGAGGCGCGTCCGGTTGGCCTCGTAGGAGGCCCAGGCCGGGTTCTCGCGCAGTCCACGGTTGCGCGTCCAGGCCTTCGCCGGCCGGTCTGCCCCTGGCGCCATCGCTTCGTCTTCGATGGCCGGGGCGAGCGAGCTGCGCCAGGGCTGGGGCGGCAGGAGCGGGCCACCGCGCCAGACGCACTCGAGGTCGTAGCCTTGCGCGACCAACTCAGCGTCCACCATCGTGTCCCCACTTTCGATACTGCCCGCTGGCCGGGTCCCATGACGTCGGGCCATCCCATCCGCGTGACAGGTTCTGGCGCGCGTGAAACCGCAGCGAGGACTCCACGCGGCGCCGCGGTGCGGGCGCGGTCAGGAGCTCCACGGCACGACGCGCGCACCGCTTCACCGCCAGCCAGGCCGGGGGGGGGGTCATACGGTGCGCTCCCGGCTGCCGGCCACGTCGTGGAATCGGATCGGGGAGAAGTCGCACCGTTCCCGCTCAGGCCACGAGTAGCCGAGCGCCGCGCAGTGCCTGATCTGTCGGCAGTCCTCACAGGTTCGCCCGTCGGGAAGGGCCATGGCATCCTCGGCGAGCTGGCGAACGGTGGGCGGCGATGAAGGGGCGGCGGTCACGGTCTCACCTCCGGCATCTGCCGCACACGCAAGTCTTCGGGCCACTCGGCGGGATCGCCGCCCTTCGAGTCCTTGATCCAGAAGCCGACGTTGATCAGGGCCGTTGGAAAGTCGCGGGCCTCGGGCAGGAACCCGATCGGCCGCGCGCCGACCTGTTTCACAAACGCCGGGACGTCGGCCGCCTGGCATTGGCTCACGATCGACCGAACCCACGCGACGTCGCACGGCCGGGCCGCCACTCCGCTCTCGCCGCCGACGATCACCCAGCTCAGAATGTCGTTATGCGGGGGCTCATCGAATCCGCTGGCCAGGTAGATCGAGAGGTCGATCGGCTCGAGTAGCGGCTCGGCGCTCACGAACCGATGCGCCGCCGGCGTCTGGAGCAGGATCGGGATCCGTTCGTCGGCCGTCGCCTGGTTCTCGACGCTCACGCCCAGCCAGACATTGGGAAGCGGCCACCGATCTGCGTCGCCGACGATGATGCCGGTTCCCCCATAGGCGCGCTCCGGTTCCGAGCCATCGTGTGTGATCCACCCGAGGCCGCCGCCGTTTCCACACCGGCTGAGCCAAGCGAGCATCCTCTCGGGTCGCTTCGTCAGCACCTGGAACGTGTGGCCGGGCGCCAGTCGCATCCTCTCAAAGACTCGCCCAATGAAGGCGTCGGGCACGTCCGAATGGAAGAGGTCGCTCATCGAATTGACGAACACGCGCCGCGGCTTCCGCCAGTGCAGCGGCACGTCGAGTCGCGAGGGGTGACAGCGGACGTCAGTGAACGCGCGCCCTTTCCATGGCCCCATCTGCCGATGCGCGAACGTCGCGGCGTAGCAGTGCGCGCAGCCGGCGCTCACCTTCGTGCAGCCGTCCACCGGGTTCCAGGTTTCATCGGTCCACTCAATCTTGCTGCTCATACCGGACGCTCCGCGTTCCTGCCGGCGTCGTAGCCGCGGCGCAGGATGGTCTCGACGTCCACACCCAGGGCGGCCAGCGCGCGGAAGGATCGGTGCATGACCGGATCCGCGTTCACGTTCCGCCGGTACCGCTTGACCCACTCTTCAAAGTTCAGCAGGCCGAGGCGCCGGCTCGCGGCGACCGACGGCGACGATCCCAGGGCGCGGGTCACCATGGCGCCGATTCGGGTGGCGGCGTACTCCGTGAGGTGCGCTCGATCCCGATCGGTCCAGTCGATCACCTCGCCCCGCGCCCGCCGGGCCCAACAGATGCTGCAGTCGCAGATCGGACGGGGCAAGCCGGCTCGATGGCCGCACTGCGGGCAGGCCTTCTGCGGACGTCCCCCGTCGTCGACGATTTCCCGGCCACACCAACGACATTTCAACATCGGCTCTTCCTTTCGGTCCGGCCCCTGGGCGCCGCGAGCCCACCCACCGCGGCGGGCTCGCAGCTACCCGGCGCACTCAGCTTCCGGTGACGGCCCCCATGAACACGTCGAGGCCGGTCTGCGCCTTGACGAAGTCGACCACGGATTCGAACGCCGCCTTGAGGTAGTCGTCGGGCCGGAGCAGGTCGAACCAGATCGCCAGCTTGCCGTCCTGCATGCGGTACCGGAGCCGCGCGTCCACCCGGTAGGGCTCGACGCCCTCGACGGGCGCCAGGCCGAGCACGAACTTCTCAGGGATCGTCAGCGTGCCCTTCTGCGAGGTGCCGGCGCCTTCCTCGACGTAGCTGAACTGGTGCTGACCGTCGTTCAGCCGGATCGCCGACGAGAAGAAGACCGCCCGCTTGACCTCGAAGTTCTTGGCCATCTCGAGCAGCGTGGCGCCATCCGGGGAGGCGATGTCCACCAGGTTGTCTTCGATGAACGAGGCGAAGGTCACCTGGTCCATGCGCTTGCCGTTGGTCTTCGTCCAGCGCTCCCAGGCGTCGGAGGCCCGGAGGCCGAGCGTGGCGGCGTGACTACACCATCGGGGCGTGTCCCTATCGACGTGGTAATCGAGAAAGCCGACGATCTTCAGGGCGGCGCGGTCGGCAAAGAGCCGCGTCCCGTCGTCCTTGAAGGCGAGCAGGTACTTGGCGAAGCTCGCCGCCTCGTAGCACGTCAGGGCGGCCCGGATGCGGCTCGGCGCGGCGCCGTAGTTCTCCAGCGACTTGAGGCTGGCCCTCTCGGGGATGAGGGCATACTGGTGCGGCCCCGCGACGGTGCGCGGCTCGGCGACGAACTGGCCGGCCTGGAACGGGTCACCCGGCACGACGACGGACCCGGCGACGCTCGGAAGATGTTCAGCCATTGGAGACTTGGTCCTTTCCCCGACTCGGGTGGTCGAGGACGCGCAGGCCCTCGAGTTCCGGCTGCCGCGGGTCGTTCCGCTGCAGCTCGTTGTTGGTGGTGGCGTAGAAGACGGTGGTCGCGCGCTCGAGCACGGGAGCCGTCACCTTGATCGCGTCGAGGATCATCAGGGTGTTCGTGTCGCCCTTGCTCGCCGGCTTCACCGTCAGCACGTACGACAATTTCCCCGGGCGGCCCGTCTCTCGCACGGACGCCACGAGTGCGGTGACCTCGTCGCTCAGCTCGTCGAGACTGACGCCGCGCCGGATCTCGCGCAGCGTGTCGATGAATCGTTCGGCCATCTGCTCTGTCCTTTCGTTGGTGGTGTATGGTCGTTACCGGAAGCGGCTATAGAACTTCGTGAAGTAGAGCGTGAACTTCTGCTGCAGGTTCTGACTCGCGATCGAGACGAAGTCCAGATTCGCGGGCAGCCGCTTGATCTGACTCGGGGCCATCAGCTTGTACAGAAGCTTGACCATCCTCGAGCGTTGCCGCCGGCCGGTGCCCACCGTCTTCGTCCGGTTGCCGCGGCGTGAGGTCTTGGACAGCTGCGCGATGCGCTGAAACACGCCGATATTCGGAATTAGAAACGTCCCGTTCTCGCCCTTCCACTGCTCTTTCCCCGTGGCGGTCACGTGCTTCTTGAACTTCATCTTCTGAAACGTGAATTCGCCCGGGATGGTGGACATCTCAGAGGGCCGCGCTTCGCTGCCCGTGATCGGCACCGCGACGTTCTTGCCCTTGAAGGGCTCGCGCGCGCCGCCTTTTTCGAAGATGCCCAGCAGCACGCGCGTTTTGCTGTCGATCCCGATCTCCACGAACGGGATGCCCTGGCGCGCGCTGCTGAATTGGAAGATCTTGATCAGCCGGTACATGAAGCCCGCTTTGCGCAGGTGGTACGTCTGGTCGAGGTGCACGCGCTCGGCGGTCTGCACGTCCTTGGCGACCGCATTCAGGGCCTGAGACGTCGAGTACGCCAGGTTCTTCGCCTCGCGCAGCGTGCGAGCCGTCAGGGCGCTCGGGTCGATCTGGACATCGAAGCGCATCGGGTTACCTCCCCACCAGGCGAGGCCCGCGTGAGCCGTTCACGGGCCCGGGATGCTGGTGCGTCCGCGCCCATTTCTCGGCGTTGTGCACGCGGTGGCCGTCCGCCCGGGTGCGCATGACCGCCGTCGCGACGTTCATCCCGAAGAGGAACTTGAATTCCTTCGGGGTGATCTGCTGGACGTAGCCACACTGTGGGCACATCTTCCCGGGCTCCCCGTTCGGCAGCAGCGTGCCCCGGATGGGATGCCCCAGGCGGGCGCAACGCGCCACGAGGCGCAGCCGGCGGCGGGCATTGAATCGCTGCCAGACCCGGTAGCCGCCGAGCCGCCGGTCCGGCCATCCCCAGACCAGCCGCCGCTGGGACCAGAGCCCACCGGCGACGAACCGCGGCCGCGTGAGGCAGCCCCAAAGGAAGCCAAAGGCGATCCCGATCGCCGTCCACCACCTCGCCATTCCCCGCCGCCCCGTTCCGCTCACTGCGTGCATGTCCAGTTCCTCCCGATTGCGATTCGCCACCCGGCCGTTCACACGCCAGCTCCCCACCGCGACTCCGGGTCACCCACCGGCGGGGGGACTCCGGTGAGGCTGCCGCTGTCGAAGGCGCGCGTCGCCCTGGTCAGGTCCCGGTGCCGCTGGATGTAGGCCTGTTCGGCCTGTGCGTAGTCGCCGGGCAGTAGCGTGGGGAGGCTGTCCGCCAGCGCGGTGAACGGGGCACAGGCGCAGCGGTCGCGCGCGCCGGCGTTCATCAGGTCGCGTTGCTCCACCCAGAGCATCACGCGATCGGCGACGGTCACCAGGTAGGGCTCCCGGAGGAGCAGGCCGAAGTGCCGACAGACGCAGGCCATCATCCGTCGCTCGGCCTCGAGGTAGGCCGTCCCCAGCCCCTCGGCGTGCTTGATCGGATGCGGGAGATCCACCAGGAGGTATTCGGAATCGTCGTGATGGAGGCCCCAGAGCGCGAGCGCCATGATGCCCAGGTCCCCGTGCTCCGCCATCAGGCTGCGACAGGTGCAGGCGCCGACCTGGCCGAGGGGAAGGCAGTCCGGCGCGTGCGGCACCGGGCCATGCAGGCCTCGCGCCAGCTGCTCCACCAGGTGCGAGACGCGCCCCGCGTGCTCGGCGACGCTGTAGGGCACGGTCGTGTGCCCGTTGAACCGGTTGATCCGCGCCAGCGCGTGCGCCACGTCGACCAAGTCGATGTCTTCGGGCCGCGGGTCGAGCGGCCAGACGTACCGCCCCGAGTAGGTGCGGAAGGATTCGTTGCGAGTGCCCCTCATGCCGTGCTCCTGTCGTCGGTCAGATCGCGGGCCGTTCGGATGGCCAGTCGAAGGCGATGAACTTCCCGCCGGATTCGCGGAGGCGGTCGACGGCCCGCTCGCCGAGATACCGCTGCAGGTCGTCCCGGTCGACGTTGCCGATGATGACCGTGGGCTTCAGGTCCAGGTACCGCGTGTCGAGGACCTTGAAGAGTTCGACCACTTCGCCCTCGGTGCCGTACTGCACGCCCACCTCGTCCAGCACGAGCAGGTCGACGCTCGTGTAGTCGGCCAGCGCGTCCGCTTCCCGGCGATCGGCGTCTTTCCGCCAGGTCGCGCGGATCGCTTCGATGAGTTCGAAGGCGCGCACGTAGCGGCCGGAACGGCCGTCCGCGATCACGCGCTTCAGGATGGCGAGCGCCAGGTGGGTCTTCCCGGTGCCTGGCTGGCCGGCGAAGAGCAGACACCGCCCCTCGGCCCCGTGCACGGCGAAGCGCTCCGCGTAGTCCGTCGCCGTGAGGAGCGCGATCCGCTGCTCGCGCGTCGTCGCCCGGTAGTCTTCAAACCGCTTGCCCATGAACCGGAGCGGCACGCCGGCACGTTCCAGCCGGCGCAGGGCTCGAGCGCGCACGTCGGCCGCCTTGCGCTCGGTTTCCCGTTCGGCCAGGCAGCTCGGGCACCCGCTCCAGTCGACCGTGTCGAAGAGCCACAGGCTCCGCGACGTGTAGGCGCCGTGCCGGGCGCAAGAGGCCTCGCGGCTCTCGCTGCCCGCCATCAGGTGCCGTGCCATCTCGCCGAGTGAGGTCATATCCGGTAGGTCCCATCCGCCAGTTGTTCCGCGCCGCTCGTGACGTCCTTGACGTGCCGCGCCGGCGGCCCGGGCGAGGCGCGGCCCAGGCTCGGCCGCGGGGTGTCCTGGGCCCGCTTCAGCCAGTTCACGGCGAACCGCAGGATGCCGTCTTTGGTTTTACGGTTCTTCGGGGAGGCCTCGAGCCAGCCGGCCATGGCGAGCACTTCTCGGGGGACGTCGACGCCGGGGTATTGCAGCGTCCAGCGCTCGATCTGGGCCGTGGTGATGACGAAGACCGACCCGCCAGCAACCGGCAAGGCTGTGAACCCGACCGGCTGGGCCGGTTCAGGCGCGAACAGCAGGTCGCGCGCGGGCGGTACTTCTACTACTACTTGTGAAGTACTCTCTGAAGTACTCTCTTTACTAGATGCTCGATTTTCACCATCGGTTGTCGGCTTTTCACCATCGGTTGTCGGCTTTTCACCATCGGTGAGCGGGTTTTCACCATGGGTGCTGCCACCATCGGTTGTCGGGTTTTCACCATGGGTCACCGGCGCGTCGGCGTAGGCGGCGATCGCCTCTGAGAGCGCGTCCAGGTCCACCCGGTACCAGAGCTGGCGGCTCAGCCCGCGCCGCTCTTCCTGCCAGAATCGACAGGTCCGCAACTTGGCCCGGGCGGTCCGCTGTTCCTCCCGGGTCAGGCAGGTTTCGGCCGTCCAATCGATGTGGGTCTTGAAGAACCAACCGTCGCCGGACGGCAGGCGCTCGGCCCAATAGACCGCCTGGCTGAGCATGAGGCCGGCGTTTGCCCCGCCCACCAGGTGGCCGAGCGTCGGGTGGAACGCCACGGGGCGCACCAGGAGAGCCTTGACCGTGTCTCTCAATCGCATATGTCTTTCCGTTCCCACCCGCGCTTCGTCCGCTGGTACCGCACGAACCGAAACTGGGGATAGAGCCGCGCCGCCGCGACGAGCTTCACCGCCGCGTCCTCGGTGATGTAGGGGCCCTTCACCTCGTGCACCTCGAGCGAGCGATCGGCGAGCTGCACGAGGAAGTCGGGCGCGTACCACATCTGCCGGCCGTCCGGGGTCTTGCCGATGAAGAGTTTCAGGACCTGGAACCCGACCGACAGGATCTCGCCGGCCTTCTGCTGCCAGCAGAGCGTGGTGTAGTGCGCGGCTTCCGTCCGGTTCATCGTGCCGGCCGGGAGGTGGCCCAGGGCAAGGAAGCTGGCCGGGATGCCGCTCATAGCCGCCCCTGTGCCCGTGCTGGTGCCGCCGGCGCCTTCGGTGGTGGGCGCCGGGCCTTCCGCGTGGCCAGCGCGCCCGCCAGGGCGCTGCTGCGCGATTCCTTGGGGAGGGCGCGAGGCGGCGGTATTGGGACGGGCGCGGCCGCCGATGTCGCCCGGTCCGCCTCGCCGAGGGTACGCTCGACGGCCTCCATGCACTCGGCCACCAGATCCGCCGGTAGGAGGCGCAGCCCGAGTTGCCGCACGACCACCGAGGTCAACTGCGCTTCCCTCGCCGCCAGATCGTCCTCTGTCGCCGTGACTTGGAGGACCTGTCCCCAGGCCGTCGCCTGGGCGCCGATCACGCGCTCGCGCGGGCCAGCCTTCGCGCGCTCGACGATCTTCTCAATGGGAACTTCCCGCGAGTACTCGGCGCCGCCCTCGAGGTCCGCGACGACGACGCGGACCGTCCGGGTCTTCGTGGTATCGGTGACGATGACGGAGTCGATGCGCACGTTCCCCCAGCGCGCCAGCGCGGCCTCCACGAACTTCACCGAGGCGCGCGTGACCGTGTCGCCGCTGCCGTCCTCCATCGGCTTCGTGTACCGAGCCAGGCGGGCGAAGGTCGGCCGCCGGCAGTCGGCCAGCAACTTGGCGCGCGCCTGGTCTTCATGGCGCGGGGTCATTCACTCGGCTCCGTTGATGCTGGCGGGACCACGACCAGATCCCCGGGGCGTTCGAGCGAGTTGATCCCGTCGCGACCCGCGATGTAGCGCATGGCCCCGTACCAAGCCAGCAGACCGACGAGATCGCGGAACCGCAGCAGCACCTGCGTGTCGTCGCTCCGCTCGCCGGCAAATGGCGGAGACTCCCTGGAGAAAATGAATCGCCGCGCCGCGTCGTACTGCTCGGCGGTCACATCTGTGCCTTTCATGCCGTGGCCTTTCGAGTCCACCAGCCCCGGAGGTAGGCCTGGTGCTGTTCGGTCGTGGTGAAGCGTGCAAGCTGCGCGGGCGTCGGGCGCAGAAAGCGGGCGAGGGCTTCCCAGTCCGTGACGCGCATCGGCGCCGGCCGCACCCAGCCCACGCAGCCGAAGGCGCCGCGGGCCTTGTCCGCGCTGCGTACGATTGCCGCGAGCTGGTTCCGGGCCGCGAGTTCGTCCGTCTCCGCCTGGTGGCGCCGCTGCTGCGCCTCCCGGTACTGCTCGGCCAGGTCGTTGATCCGCGCCGTGGCCGTGAGCACGACGCCCGTGCTCTTCGCGTAGGTCTTGGCGAGGTAGGCCTGCCAGCTCGAAGATCCGTCGATCGCGGGCGGGCGGCGCTTCTGCACGTGCTCGCGCCAGAACCGGACCGCCGTGTCAGTGATTTCCGTTTCGAGGGCGCGGTTGCGCTGGACCTGGTAGAGGGCCAGGTTGCCGCCGATCCGCGCGCCGGCGCCGATCAGGGCACCCACGTCCCACACCGGCACCTCGGCGACGCCCATGTAGTGCGCGCACTGGGTCAGGTAGTGCAGGGGAATCTGGTCGGTGCCCTGCTCGCCCCAGTCGTCCACCGCGTGATCGCTGGCCGTCTTCAGCTCGAGCCCCCGCGCGAGCGTCGGCATCAGGCCGTCCAGCGTGGCGAGCAGGAACGGGTGGAGGGGATGACGCACGAGAACCTGCGCCCTCGGGCCTGTCCCGAAGATCCGCACGCGCCGCTTCGGGAAGGCGCGCGCGATCGCGGCGCCGCGCAGCAGGTCCCCCTTCGCCAGGCCGTGGAGCTCGGCGTACCGGCGGGCCATCCCGTCCTCGAGGTAGGTCCCCCACCACATCGCCTCGTTCACCGGCGCCGCCTCGCCTTCCCCGATCTTGTCGAGATATACGTCCAGCGCGGTGCGCCACGGATTCAGCCCGAGGAGGGCGGCGACGTCCGTGCCGGTGATGCCCTGACGCCGCGCGGCCAGCCAGGCCGTGCGATCGCGCGCGGTCACTGGCGCACCTCGACACGGCGCGCCTTCGCGTCGCCGAGCACGTCGCAGAGCGTGAGCCGGATCGTGCCCCGCAGGGGCTCGAGGGCGGAGAGGGCGACGATGTCGAGGGCGTACTCCGTTCGGGGCCGCTCGCGTTTGCCCACCGGCGTCACCCAGGCGTGGACCGCGCCTCGGCTCACGCCGAGCGAGCGAGCCAGGCGCGCGATCCCGAACTGCGCCACCCAGGCCAGGAATTCGGGGGACGGGCCCGAGGGGCGGCGCCGAACTACCGGATACGAGTGCGTCATCTGCGCGGATCCTCTGGGGCTGGCCCCGATCTCAGTCGTCGTCGACCCATCATTCCGCCGGCGGCGCCGGCCGCATGGCCTCCGCGGCGCCCTGGCAGCGATAGCGGTGCAGGGACTCAGTGCTCACGATCTCGACGTCGCCCTGGCGCGCCACGAGCTCGGGGGCCTCGCTGAAGGGCACCAATTTTCCCGCCACCGTCACGCACCACCAGATGGCGTCGCCGCAGTAGGGGCAGGTGGTCGCGCCCCGCGGCCGCGAGCCGCGCGCACCCGATCGCAGCAGCGCCATTTGTCGCCCAGGCATCAGCGCGCTCCGCTCTCCGAACCGATCGCCTCGTTGATGGCGGGGGCGGGCGAAGCGGCCAGCGCGTAGACCACCTGGGCGTCCTCCAGCGTCCGAAAGCAGCGCCCGCGCAGCCAGGCGATGAACGCCCGGTAGCCCGGATGACCCTCGCGCTCGTAGTCGTCGACATGCCGCCACCATTTCGCCTCGGTGGGCACCGCGATCACCGGCCCGCGGCAGTGCGGGCAACAGAGCGTCTTCCGGCCGGGCTCGGCCGCAATCGAAAGCCCCGTCTCCCGGATCGACCCCCACCAGGTGCAACTCGCCCCGTGGAAGATATGCCGATCCTCCACCGGCGGAAGTTGTCCGCGGGGCCGGCTCATGACCGCGGCCTCGACGTCGAGGCCCGGCGCGCGGGCTTGAGGGCCGCGAGGTCGGGCGGCTGCGGGTAGCGCAGCCGCCCGAGTTCGGCGAGGTCCGTCAGGACCTC